ACGGCCGCGGAGGCCGCCGAGCTCGACGCGCGGGCTCGCGAGCGTCGCCTCAGCCGCTCCGCGTACGTGTGCCGGCAGCTGTTCGCGCTCGAGCGGCCGATGGACGAGCGCGAGCTGCACGCGCTGGTCGCGGCGAAGGCGCGCGAGGGGAACATGCGCGCGATCGAGATCCTCGCCCGGTCGACGCCGGTGCACGCGGCGGCCGCGCCGGCGGAACCGGCCGAGGCGAAGGACGTCGACCCGTTCCAAGAGGTCGACGAGCTCGCAGGGAGGCGACGTGCCCGCAGCGCCGGGTGAGCTCGGCACGTTCGCGCGCTTCTGCGCGCGGCTGATGACGCTCGAGGACGGCCGGCCCTTGGAGCTGGAGCCGTTCCAGAAGCAGCTGCTCGGCGACTACTTCGACGGGGTGACCGAGACGCTCGTGCTGATCAGCAAGAAGAACGGGAAGACCTCGTTGCTGGCGGCGTTGGCGCTGTACCACCTGGCGCGGGTCAAGGACGCCGAGTGTGTGATCGGGGCGGCGAGCCGCGATCAGGCGTCGATCCTGTTCAAGCAGGCGGTCGGGTTCATCAGCCGGTCGGAGGGCCTGCAGCAGCGGATGGTCGCGAAGGGCGGCTACCGGGAGATCCGCTCGCGGGAGGACGCGGGGCGGATCCGGGTGCTCGCCGCGGATGCTGATACGGCGGACGGGGTGATCCCGACGCTGGCGCTGGTCGACGAGCTGCACCGGCACAGGAGCGCGGGCCTGTACGGCGTGTTCCGGGACGGCCTCGGGCCGCGGCACGGGCAGATGGTCACGATCAGTACCGCCGGCGATCACGAGCTCAGCCCGCTGGGGCTGATGCGGTCGGCGGCGCACCGGCTGCCCGGCCTTACGCGGGAGGGCCGTCACCTCTATGCGCGGGCCGGGGACGGGTCGTTCGCGCTGCACGAGTGGGCGCTGGAGGAGACCGACGACGTCGACGACATCCCGACGGTGAAGCTGGCGAACCCGGCGAGCTGGCAGACGGTGGAGGCGCTGGCGCAGCGGCACAACAGCCCGTCGATGCTGCCGTGGCAGTGGGCGAGGTTCGCCTGCGGCCTCTGGACCGGTGCGGAGGCGTGGTGGATCCGGCCGGAGGACTGGCACCCGCTCGCCGTCGACGACGTCCACCTGGCGCGGGGCGACCGGATCGCGATCGGGTTCGACGGGTCGCGGCACGGCGACGCGACCGGGATCGTCGGCTGCCGCCTCGAGGACGGGCTGCTGTTCCCGCTCGGGGTCTGGGAGGCGCCGAAGGGCGTGCGCGAGTGGGAGGTGCCCGCCTCGGAGGTCGACGCCGCCGTGGCGAACACGATGGAGCACTTCGGGGTCTGCCGCGGCTACTTCGACCCGCCGCTCTGGCAGTCGGAGATCGATGCGTGGGGCCGCGAGTACGGCGAGCCGGCGGTCGTCCGGTATCCGACGAACCGGTCGCGGTTCATGGCCGCCGCCGAGCGCTTCAGGACGGACGTCCTCGAGGGGAACGTCCGGCACACGGGTGATGAGCGGCTGACCAGGCACGTGCTCAACGCCCAGGTGCGCGAGACCCGCGGCGGCTACTGGCTCGACAAGCCCGCCCAGGCGGAGAAGATCGATCTGGCGGTCGCGGCGGTGCTCGCCTACGAGGCCCGCTGCGACGCGTTGGCTGATCCGCGGCTGTACCGGTCGAAGGTGCCGGTGAGCTTCTGATGGCGACGCCGGTCGACTGCGCGCTCGACCTCGCCGGCGCCGGCCTGGCGGAGATGTGGCGCGACCGGCTGCTCGAGGCGCTCGAGCAGCGCCAGCCGATGCTCGCCCGCTACGACGACTACTACTGCGGCGCGCACCGGCTGCTGTTCGCGACCGTGAAGTTCCGGGAGACGTTCGGGCTGCTCTTCTCGAGCTTCTCCGACAACTGGTGCGACCTCGTCGTCGACGCGTCGGCGGAGCGGCTGAAGGTCGACGGGTTCCGGTTCGGCTCGGACGAGCAGGCCGACGCCGCCGCCTGGGACATCTGGCAGCGCAACGCGCTCGACGCCGAGAGCGAGCTCGCGCACACCGAGGCGATCAAGCTCGGCTGCGCCTACGCCCTGGTCGGCCCCGACGACGCCGGCGAGCCGTCGATCCAGCTCGAGCCGCCAACCCAGGCGATCGTCGCGGTCGACCCCGCGAACGGGCGCAGCCGCCTCGCCGGGCTCAGGGACTGGGTCGACGAGTGGGGCGCCGAGCACTGCGTCCTCTACCTGCCCGACCAGGTCGTCTGGTGGCGGAAGGAGGGCAACGGGAACTGGCAGCTCGACGTCGGGTCGGGCCGCAACACGCTCGGCGTCGTCCCGCTCGTCCCCCTGGCGAACGCGCCGACGCTCAGGGACCGGCAGGGCCGCAGCGACATCGACCGGGTGATCCCCTTGCAGGACGCCGTCAACAAGCTCTGCGCCGACATGATCGTCGCGTCCGAGTACGCGGCGTTCCCGCAGCGCTGGATGACCGGGATCGAGATTCCGGTCTACCCCGAGGGCGACCCGAACGCCGGCCAGCCGCTCCCGTCGTTCACGTCGCGGTTCCTCGCCGGCGCCGGCTACACGTGGGCGGTCGAGGAGGACGCCGCCCGGATGGGCAACTTCGCCGTCTCAGACCTGACGATCTACGTGCGGGCGATCGAGATGCTGATCCAGCACGTCGCCGCGCAGACGCGGACGCCGCCGCACTACCTGCTCGGCAGCTCCGGGGCGTTCCCGTCCGGCGAGTCGCTGAAGGCGACCGAAACCGGGCTGGTGGCGAAGGTGCGGCGCAAGCAGCTCGCGTTCGGGGAGGGCTGGGAAGAGGTGATGCGGCTCGCGTTCAAGGTCGCCGGCGACGCGGAGCGGGCGCAGGCGTGGGACGTCGAGACGATCTGGCGCAACCCCGAGAGCCGCAGCCAGGCCGAGACGGTCGACGCGGCGGTGAAGCTCGCCACGATCGGGGTGCCGCGGCCGGCGCTGTGGGAGTACGTCGGCGCGACGCCGCAGCAGATCGAGCGGTGGATCGCGGAGGGCGCCGCCGCCGAGGGGCCGCCTGTCACCGCCCGCGAGACGATCACCCCGACCTTGACGCCGGCGGAGACGGCGGCGTTGCTGCCGGCGCCGGCCGAGCCGGGCACCGAGACCGAGACCTCGACGATCCAGGGAGGCCCGAGTGGCTGACGACACCGGCACGGCGGACGCGACGTCCGCAGGTGCCTCGACCCCGCAGGGCGCGACGCCGGGCGGGCAAGCCGACACGGGGCGCGACGCCCCCGCCGGCGCCGACACGACCCAGCAGCTCCGAGACGCGGGACGGGACGCTCTCGCCAAAGAGCGCGAAGCGCGGCGCGAGGCCGAGCGACGCGCGGGCGACCTCGAGAAGCGCCTGCAGGCGCTCGAGGACGCCGGCAAGAGCGAGATCGAGCGGGCCTACGCCCAGCGCGACCGCCAAGCCGTCGAACTCGAGATGGAGCGCGCGACGCGCCAGCGTCTCGAGACGGAGCTCGCCAGCCGCGACCTGCTCGAGCTGAAGCGGCAGATCGCGACGGAGCTCGGCGTGCCGCTCGAGGCGGCGCACCGGCTCCAAGGCGACGACGTCCGCTCGTTGAAAGCCGACGCGCAGCGCTACCTCGAGGAGCGCAGACTCGCCGAGGGCGACCTCGGCGTCGGGCGCGGCGGCGCAGCGACCGGCCGGGGGAGCGTCGACATGAACACGCTCATCCGGCACGCCGCCGGGCGCAACTAAGCGCGCCCCGCAGGCACGCCCCGACCCCTGAAAGGGGCCACCTCCAATGCCGTACAACAGCCTGATCGGCCGCACCGACGCGGCCGGCCTGATCCCCGAGGAATTCAGCCGGGAGATCGTCACGCACCTCCCTTCCGAGTCGGCGGCGCTGCGCATGTTCCGGCACGTTCCAATGAGCCGGGCGCAGTTGCGCATCCCCGCCGAGTCCGCGCTCGCCACCGCGTACTTCGTAAGCGGTGATACCGGGCTGAAGCAGACGACGAAGAGCGCCTGGTCGAACCTCTACCTGAACGCCGAGGAGCTGGCGGCGATCGTGCCGATCCCGGAGGCGGTGCTCGACGACCAGGACTTCGACTTGTGGGGGATGATCCGCCCGCAGCTCGTCGAGGCGATCGGCCGGGCGCTCGACGCGGCGATCTTCTTCGGCACGAACAAGCCCGCGTCGTGGCCCGCAGACATCACGACGTCGGCGGTCGCGGCCGGGAACACGACGACGGAGGGGCTGACGGCCGCGCAGGGCGGCATCATCGGCGACCTCTCGGCGGCGTTCGCGACGGTCGAGGCCGACGGCTTCGACGTCAACGGCGTCGCGGCCGCGCGCACGCTGAAGGGCAAGATCCGCAACGCCCGCGCGACGACGGGCGAGCAGCTGGCCGAGCCGCCGGAGGGCTCCGGCGATCCGGGGCAGGCGCCGATCGACCAGGTCTACAGCGTCCCGGTCACCTACCCGATGCGGGGCCTGTGGCCGACCGGCACCGGCTCGG